TATCCTAATGTATAAATATTTATAGCAAAATTGCCGGCATCTTTTTCAATAGATACTTTAGTTATATTACCATATTTTGCAGGCATAGATAATGTTCTAACTAAATAATCACTGTCAGTCACCGTTCTGTCTTGTGCTGTGAAATATGCCATCGCATTCTGTCTTATTTCTTCAAGAGTTTCTCCTCCTTTACCACCAGTTGCTGGTTCTGGATTTGTTACTGCAAGAGAACGCTGTAATATGGTAAACATATTCTTATCGGCCGGCGAAGTATAATCATCCGAACTGTTTTTATAAACAGCATTTTTTATTTTAGTTAAATCACTTTGTTGTACATTAGATTGCAATCCGCCGCCACGTGTATATCTGATTGTCAACACCGTGCCTGCTAATGGAACTGCACCATAAGTTCTTGTATTAAGATAGCTGTTAGCTAAATCTGTGAAACTTGAAAATGTATTATTATATTTAACTGTTGTTGGGTTTGGAATTAAGACATCATCGGGATATGCAGATATTCCTGCGCCAAACTGTAATTCAACTTGTCCGTCATTATTTCTTCTTGTAATATATCTTTTAGCTACTCTTTTCATTTTCAAAATTCTTTGTGGTGCGAGTGAGCCTGTGCCAGTATAAAGTTCGCTGTTATATCTATAACTATTTTCTTCATCAAATAAAACAGTATCTTGTGCAAGATAATCAACTTCATACCATTTATTGTTGTTATCATCATATACATCTAATACTTCTATAATATCACTATATGGGAGTGTTATTTTCGTAAATTGTTCTGTTGTTGTAACCGTCACATTCGTTGATGTGATGTTTCCAGCAACTGCAGGCACTGTTTTTTTAACAAGATACATTGAAGGTAGGTTTGTATTAGTATCAACAGAATATACTGTTGCTAAAAAATCGCCGTTATCATAAATACTGAAATCTATAGGTTCTGTTGTTCTAAATTGAACATCTGGAAAATTTTCGGATTGTACCGTCATTCCTGCGTCAATTTTTAATGCAAATCGAAAATCTATTTCTGAACTGTTTGTTCCTATTGGAGGCAATAATTGATACACATCTAAATTTGTCGTTGCCGGTACAGTAGTTTTATATTTATATCCAAATCCTTGTGCCAAATAAATTATATTATTTTTTTCTTCTGCGTAGTTTAAAAATGATTCTTTCAGAGTCGAGTCGATATAATATGATAATACATCACCAACATATGCAGACATTTCAATAAACATCATTCCTAATGACGATTCGTTGAAATCATTATATGAATCAGGGAAATATATCTTGGCGAAATTTATCAAAGAATTTCGTAATGAAACGAAATCTTTATTCAGATATAAAACTTCTTTTGAAACATCTTTGGTTGGCATATCATATCTCCGTTATTAGGTCGATTGTTGAGAATCAAATGTAAACGTAACAACATCATATTCACTTGGATTACTTACTAAACTAAAATCAATTTCTATATTTATTCTATTTCTGTCAACATCACTCACAATATCAATATATAAATTATTGATAATTAAATTTGGTAACCAAAATGTAATTTTATTTTTAATATCAATATCTATTTTTCTTTTAATATCCTCAGTGATTTGGTCAAATAAATATTTATATATTGCAAGACCAAAACTTGGTTGCATATATCTTTCACCTTCAACGGTCCTCATTAAATTTCTAAGTTTAACTTTCTCATTAGTTAAAGAATCAAATGTTTGTTCGAAATATCCTTGTCGACTATTTTCAATAGGATATTTCATTCCTAATGCTTTCATTACCAATCTTCTCCTACACCAGACCTAAGTGGCAATCCACCACCCCTCTTAGATTTGGCAAGGCTATTTGCTTTTTTTAATATCTTACTATAATCTTTTACCATTGCATCAACAATTGCTGGAGCTGCGCCGGTTTCCTGTGCCACCTGGTTCTTTAAATTGTTTACTGTAGGTTTTACTTGTGGAGCAACTGGAGGCCTATTAATAACATTGCCCATATTTTTAGTATTAAATGAAAATTCTTCACCAACATTTTCATATTCTGCTGCCAGCAGTGATTGATAACTTCCGCCACCAAGAGTATCTGTTGGGTCTTTTGCAAGACCAGTAAAATTTTGTGCTGTTTCATTTAAAATTTTATTTATCACTGGATTTTTTGCATACTTCTTTTCTTCTGTCTGTGTTTTTTTTGTAATTGAATTATCACGTATTATTGCGTTTGAGGATTTAGGATTTAATAATAAAGATTTTAAGTCATCATCATCTTCAAAATCATCCATATCAGGCTGAATACCACTTTCTAAATACTTTTTAATCTGAGAATCAATCATATCAGGTAAAATCGCATTTAATTTCTTTTCGACAATAATATTAATCAATTTGATAAAGTCGTCTTTATTCATTTCGAACTCCTTTTAAAGTTAAACTCTAATTTTATACATATAAATAGTATAAAATTGAAAAAATCTTATAATTTATACTAATATTACCTTATTCCTATCCATGGAAATGGAGTAGGAACTGGCCCAGATGCAGTATTTACTAACGAAGTACATATTCCTTGTATTCCATTTGCATGAATCTTTAATGCTTTTACAGTCTCAGTTATAAATAAATTATTTTTCCTTTTAAAAACTAACTCCTGAGATGGTATTTCAGGCTCTGGTATAGTTGGAATCTCTTTCGATATGGATGGCATCTCCGGTATTGCTGGTACCTCCGGCATAGCAGGCATAGCTGGCATAGCAGGCATAGCTGGCATAGCAGGCATTGCTGGCATAGCAGGCATTGCTGGCATTGCAGGCATTGCTGGCATTGCTGGCATCGAAGGCAATTCTATAGGTAAATCCAAATTTGGTTTTATATTAAATAAGAATTGTCTATATTCTATTCCACTCATTGCAGGTCTTGCTGGTAATGCAGGTAATGCAGGCATAGCGGGCATTTCAGGTAATGCAGGTAATGCAGGTAATGCAGGTAATGCAGGTAATGCTGGCATTGCAGGCAATGCTGGCAATGCTGGCATTGCAGGCAATGTTACCATATTAATTACAATATTAGGCAATTCAGGTTTTTTATTTGGTAAATCTAATGTGGGAAAAGTTCCAGGAAATGTTACCACATTTGACACAATAAATGATGATGGTGGGGGTGGTGAATTGATACCAAGTATTCCTCCTGCCCACATCGTTGTAAGTCCAGATAACGATAATGAATTTAATCCAACCGGCGGCCCACTACCAATTTCCATAGTTGCCTTCATTGCTGATGTCATAGTGGCTGTTAATGCACCTGGAACAAGAGATATAACATTATTACCATATTGTTCTTTACCTGATGATTGCATTTCTAAAATATATGCCACCTCTATTGCAACAGCAGTTACCTCAATCGTCCTATCAGAATCATATATTCCAATACTAAAAAAATCCAATAAATTATTTTCCAATCTATCCCAATTCATTATAATGTGAAATTCCTCTTACTTAATGCAGTAATTAATTTATTTTTAATTTCTAAATATGCAGCAGAATTTGTTGGAGGACCAGATGGACCGGCTGGAGTAGGATGCACTTCTTTCGATAATTCTTCCAACAATTGTTCCAATAATTTAACCAAAGTATGCCCTAATACTAAAGCTTCTTTTGCAGTATCATCGCCCAAATATATTTTTGGAGATTTTATTACAGAAGTTTGCTTTGCATTTGTAATCAAATTTTGTTGTGTATTAATTTCAGTATTTTTTGCAGAATTTGTTACTATTTTATTATTTGTATCAATGCTAAAATTTTCATTTGAACCAAATGAAATCGATTTATTACTGAACATCAAAATTTCATTCAACTTTGCATTGAATACAATTCTGTCACTTGTTAATAATATTTGTTTACCATCATACTGTGCAGGCGGATTATTTATCTCCGAAATTGGTATTCCAACCGGATTAAATGTCAACACTTCATCTGTTGTTATAAATATACATGAATCTTCATCAAGATTTTCTTTATCTATCGCATACGATTCTAATAAATCTCTAACCGAAATTTTTATATTAGGCAAATTTGATTCTGGATTATTTCCCAGTCGTATTGAATTAGAAAATCTTCCTTCAATAATAACATCTCCTTCATTTGGAGATAATGTTCCAACTGCAAACTTGTTATTTTTAAATGTGTCGCCATATGTGATACCACTTTCTGTTGAACTTTTTGGTATTCCATATGCTTGAGAATCTTTATAATCAACTGAAGAATTATCCGACGAATTTGTATTTTTTGCAGTTAAATTGGCTTGGGTGTTATTATTTATTAATCCCAACGAATTCAGTGGACTCAGCCAATAATATTTACCATCAAATTCAGTAACAGCAACCATTTCATGTAAAACTGGATATGTTCTTAAATATGATATTAATGGAAGTGCATATGATAGTGAAGATTCATCTTTTCCTTTTTCATCAAATGTTCTAAATTTAATTCTACCAACAAATTCTGGCGCCGGAGGATTCAAGTCAATTCCAATAACTTCTGCACGCTGCCATTGATAAAACTCCGATTGGGAAAATATTTTCGTCATGTACCTCGAACCCGCACCCGTCATTAAAGAGTCACGTGAATCACCAAGCCCTAAACCGGTCCTTGTTTTCTTATAAGACATTACTCATATCTCCAGATTCATGTTCTACTTTTTTTACTTCCCTTGCTTTTATAATCAAAGAATCAAGGTCACCTTCAATTTCTTGTTGCGCATCTTCAATACCTTCACCTTTCAATGCTTCTTCTGCAACTTCACGTAGCAAATCTTCCTTTTCTCTATCAGTTAAAATGCCGCCATTACCTGTTGTTTTTCCAAACATATCTGTTCTATCTGCTGCGGCTGCATATTTTTGGAAAACACTTGCCATTTTTACAAGTTGTTCATCATTTCGTACACCTACTTCAAGATAATCTTTTATTAAAGGTACTATAACTGCCGCTTCATTTACATTCAGTATAAGCGGTCTTAATTCATTGATTAGTATTTCAATCTGCTTTTTCTTGTTAGCAGAATTGTCATATATATCTTTAAGTAAGTCTGCAAATGATTTTCCACCAAAAACCTCTCTGGTATCTATATTCATTTTTGCTCCTCACTGTGGTTTATCTAAATAAATATATGATTTTAATAAAATTGGGCAAAAAAATAGGGAAACCAATAATAAAATTGATTTCCCCATTGGAGAAATGAACATGAATACACGTTCAACTCTTATTTCTTTTTACCACTCTTTTTCAACTTAAAAAAAGGTTCTTCATCTATACGTCCAGTTTCAAAATATTTGTCTTTAATTCCACTATAATATGTAACCATCTTATTTATTACTCTTGTTATATATTGAGTTTTGTGTCCAGTCATTTCTCGTATTAAAAGATAAAGTGCTTTCTTATTAAAAAATTCTAAAGAACGAACATTTCTCAGCAATTCAAGTACTGCATATGCAATTTCAATATCTCTATCCTTTTTAAATATTACAGTAATATTCGTCTCCCAATATGCAACAAGCAATCGTATAAATTCTGTTAATTCTTCATCTTTAAGCCCACTTGCATATGATTCGTCCACTATATCATATTCAACGCCCTCACGCTCATCTTCTGCTTGTATTGATTTTGTAACCTTCATCTCTTTATAAGATTCATTATTAGAAATAATAAGATGATTCTTAGCTATAATACTAAAGTACGAAAATGCTTTTCCTTTTGATTGGTCATACTTATCCATTTCAATTATTAATTTAGACACGACCTCAGTCTTTATATCAGAATACTGGTCATTTATATAACTAAATTTAAATGTATTAATAACATTCTCTGCTAATTTGTCAATTGAATATTTTATATCATTTTCATATATCTTATGTCGTACTGCAGTCACGGTTTCATTATTATATCTAACAATAGCATTTTCAGTATCAGTAGTAAAATACATCTTTGAACGTTTTTTTCTTCCTCTTTTTTTCGGGATTTTTTCTAATAGTAATTCTTCCTTTTTTTCTTCTGCGTGTAACTCTGTTATAATTTCCTTTTCTCTGAAAAAAGACCCTGTATCGAAATTTTTACTATTCAATACAACTATTTTTTTACCCATTCATTTCCTCCTCAATATTAGCAATAACATAATTATTTAATTCCTCAACTATATTCAATATTTCAGTAAATGTTATACCAACGTCATCGTCAGCTTCAAATGCGCCTAATGTATCCACCTCCTTTATTTGTATATAAGCATTATTAGCTTTATTTTTAATATCAGCAAAAACTCTTTCATATTCTTCAGTTTTTTTCATTCCTTTCAACATACCAATAGTCGTAATACATAAACATATAAACAACAACACACAAATTATTATTAATGTTACCATATCAACTCTCCTTTGGTTTATCTTCAAATAATGCATCAAAATTCACACCTTCAATCGAAGATGTTTGCTTGTCTGTTTCTTTAAAGAAACTATCAAGTATAGGTTTATTTATTGTTTCTGTAACGGCTGCTTTCTTTGTATAATATTTTTTTGTTTTAGATTTATTTTTATTATCACCATCACGATGGTTAGTTCTCCATTCTTCATATTCAGTTCTATACGCAATAATATCTGCTTGATGTATTACATGCGGAAGATGTGATTTCAAAGAATTGCTGTCAGACATTACTTTATAATATTTTGTATTTGCTTCATCATATAAGCCATCATGAATTTTTATTGTAATCCATTCATTCTGAGTTAATATTACGCCGAAATATTGAAGAAGATATAGTGAACGGTCAGCCGAATCCATATTCGTTATTTCTGGATTAATTCTATATATTTCTCCTAATGTGTTTCTTCTCCACTCATTATCTTGCGGCATATAAAATTCATTAGTTTCATCGCCTATTTTTCCCAAATCATGAAATAAACATGCAAGAGTAATTTCTTCTTCAGTATAATCAATACACTCAGAGTATTTACTCCAAACTTTTGCAACATCCTGCGCAGCATCATATACATGCAACACGTGGTCAATATATCCACCAGGATATGCATTGTGATAATGCTCTTTACTTGATGCGGGTGCTAATATCATTCTGTCCTGTAAAGCATCTGCGAGTTTTATTAAATTATCTTTTCGTTCCCCTTTAAATGTGGACAGTATTAAATTGTAAAACCTTTCCCAATTTTGGATTATCTGTTCTTCGGTTAATTGCTTCATATAACCTCCTTATTTTAATTTCTATTTTTCTTTGTATAATCTATTAAATTGTTTCTAATCAAAAATGATGTGATGTAATTTCTAACTCCGTTTAGTGCCATTACATCTTTTTCTTTTAATCCTTCAGCACACACATTATCTAAAAAATTTAAATGATGTATTACATCCTCTTTAAATTCTTTATAATCATGTGAAATACTTATTGTATATTGATATATTTCATCTTTGTTGAAGAATGTCTTTAACATAGTTTCGGTCATTATCGTATCTTTAGATTCGACTGAAATGTTTAAATCTGATTTTTTATCTTGTGGTTCTGATATATTAGAATTGCCCATCGGTCCTCCGCTGTTTGTAGATGATGATTTCTGAGTAAAAGTGCCAAATGACAACACTAATATATGTAAAAATTACATAAATGTCAAGTTTTTTTACTATGATATTTTGATGTAAGTGTGAAATTTATCCTTTGTCCATATTGCAGGAACATAAAAACATCCCGGAATCAACTCAGTAATATTTTTCGCTCCAGCAGGATTAAAAGTGTGAGTAATAACAGATGTACCATTAATTTTTTCTGGATTCTTATTAATCCATCTTGCAACTTCCGAACCAGTGTTTGTATTGTCAATCGGAACATAAACCTCGCCACCCAAATCATGGTCAAGCAAAACAAGTTGAAACTTATCAGTTTCAAGTTGAGCAATACAATCTTTTGCAGTCTCGACATGAACCAATATGCTTGCAACATTATTTCTCTCGTTCAATTCTTTAATTCTCTGTTGAAATTGCTCTACTCTATTTGGGTCATCTTCTAATAATAATATTTTCATAACTCTCCTTTATTGGTGGACCTGCCCGGAGTCGAACCGGGGTCTTGACAGATAGCCTATATAAGTCATTCACAAGCGTAGTCTAAACTTTTACGAAGTAAAGACAAAAACGAATTGCTCTTTTTAATGGGATTCAATTAAGACCATAAGAGTTTTTCAGACACTTGCTCTGTATCACTCATAACTCCAACCAGCCTAATGCGGCGTTCTATCTCTCTATTAGACATTGAAAGGAGAACGGGCATCCAATCTCTCAGACACCGATGGTGCTTATTTTATTAAGCAGCCATTCTATAGCTTGCGCCATTTACTTTTTTTTGGAATTTTAAGACCGTCCGGTCTGCTTGCACTCACATCTCACATTTGCCAATCGAAGCCAGTTTCAGGCCCAATATTAATCTTCATCTTCAATTTCATAACCATCTTTTTGATAATCAAATTCACAACAGGGAGTATCATCATCAGTACATGAACACCCTCTCGGTACACAATCGTCGCAAAGATAATCATCTTTTTCACTTTCAGAACTGGCGAACCCTGGCATATAACACCAAGTCGCCAATTTTCCACACTTCACACATTTATATTTTTCCATAGTGCCCAATATTTTAATGTAAGGAGTCATTACCTGGCCACAATATTATGCCCAGTATAACCAAGATACCTATTATTATAAAACCGCTCATAATGCATTCCTTATATTAAAATTATGATGCTTATACGCAACAATAGTATTAACTTTCATAGTATTATGATGCTTTTTAACATCATTAAATTTTGGAATATTTCTTTCTTCCTTTAAAATCAATCTATTCATCTTTTCTTCAGTTTCAGTCTTTTCATATTCATAACAATAATCGTCGTATAAAGATGATGTGTCAGTATCTGATATTGTCACATCTGCTGATGTTGATGTTGTTCCACATCTCTTTCTATAATGCCCACCAACCATTATTCAATCACTCCGCCTGGTTTATTATATTCAAATTCAAAAATTTCAGGAAGTTCAGTTATAAATGTAAAACCGTCTCCTGAATGAAAGTTGTTTTTATTCCATCGTTTTAACGTTCTATCAACACCTGGATGATATCGTATCTCGTTCAAATTCGACATTAAATTATGAAATAATTCAGAACAAATTGTTCCGCCAACAAACCAATTATTCCACCGTCTAACATCAGATGGTTTCCCTAATAATTTTGGTAACCATCCAAAATATTTTTTAATCCATTTTGTTTCCCAAATATATCTGCGAACAAAGTATAGTATTTGCAAGAAACCATACAGTTCTCCATTATATTCTTTAAATGTTTTCCAAAGTGCCTGTTCAATCTCTTGTTGAGTATACCATATAATTTTATAAATACTATATTCATCTTTTGTATGTGGATTCCAAAGCGTAACATTTTGTATTTCATTCGATTCAAATACTGTTTCATCATCATGACCAACAAACGGGAAAAACCCAGGTGCTACGTGTGTCCATTTCATTCGAGTGAATATTATCTGTAATCTACCAAATGCTTCTCTATATTTTGTCGTAAATAATTTTGGCTCATATTGAGCATATAAAACTATTTTGTTCGGACCAATTGTGCCTGTATAAGACATATTTTTTCTCCATATTTATATTATTTATATAAATATAGAAATAAAAATTTATAACATCATGCGTGACCAACGTCGTCGGAATTTAGCATTCTCGCCAATGCTATAGATACCGAGTCGGCTTCTGTCTGTTTTGATTCTTCTTTTGCTTTTTCTTTAACTTCTTTTAATATTTTTTTTGATTCCTTCTCTATAGCATCATTTGTTAATATTTTCTTTTTAATTAAAATTTCGACAATAGCCGCAGTACGTAATATATTTGCATTCAATAATTTAGATTGTAAAATACCAAAACTTTCTAAATGATTTAGTCTGTCATTAAATTCATTTAATACCATTGACAGCGGGTCTGGTGTGTTATTATTCAACATTTTTTTCTTCCTTTTTGCCATTATTGTTCGAGGATGTAATATCCTTGCATATCATATTGACTGTAATTTTTATATTTAATTATTCTCGTATCTGTTCCATTTGTTATAGTAATTTTATCGTTTCTACCATATTTTTCTACAATTTGAATGGGTTTAGGTTTATATTCATAATCGAACATAGTCTTTCCCTGTAAATGTGATAGTTCATGCTGAACTGCAACTATTTCAATCACATCGATATTATCCATACTTCTTTCATCTTTAGGTAAATATGATACATCAAAATATAATTGACCTTCATAATTATCACATTCAATAACTAAAGTTGCATATCTTTTAGTTCGAACACTTTGCCTTGGAAATGACAAACAACTTTCATAATAATATATATCTCCTTCTGCATCTACGATTCTCGGATTTATAAAATAATATGGCTTCTTAACATTTATAGCACACACTTGTTTCTGTATTCCAATCTGATTTGCAGCCAGTCCATACCCATCATTACGTTTAGTCATGACTTGAAATAATTTGTTTGCTATTTTTTCGCCTTCTTCAATTGTGGTTATTTCACAGGGAACACGTAAAAATTGTTCATCTTGAACTACTTCTAAACTATCACTTTCCAATATTTCGTTTAGTGTTTTCATTTATTTTGTTTTACCATTTAATTTATCGAATTGCTTTTTCTTTTTTGTTTCAGCTTTTTTCTTGGCTTTTTGTTTCTTAGCATATTGTTTTGTCAATCGCTCTTCTTTCATTTTTGCACGAAGCACTTTTTTCTTTTTTGTTTCTTCACGTTTTTTCTTTTGGTCTTTGCGAATTGCTTCGACATCAGATATCTCTTTTGTTCCTTTTAAATTTGCCTGAACTTCTCCGAAATAATATACATTACCACCAGCATCTACATATTCTGCCATAAATCTCCATCCGGCAGGATTTTTAGACCTCTCTTTTTTCTGCGTAAGTTTTATTGAAACTGGAGCCATTGCTAAAGTGCATTTATAACATTTAGCAGCAATCGTTTCACTATCTACTTCAACATCGTCGCCACATTTTGTACAAGAAAGATATTTTTTCTTGCTTGAAATATGCAACAATTTAACTTGTTTTGTAGATAATTTCTTTGTTTTTTTAGACTTCATATTAATAAACCATATTATTCATATAGTGCAATATACTAAAAAATTTCATCAAAGTCAAGTTTTTATATTTTGATTTTATCTTCTTGTGAAGGACTTAAATCATATATTGAGCTAATACTCAACTTAATTTTTGAAATCCAATCAACACCGTGTTTTTTAATTATGTTACTAAAATCTTCAACGTCATGCTGTCTCAATTCAAATTTCCAGTCACCTGTCTTATCATTCATCACAGGCATTATATGCATTAATTCATGTTGAAGTAATACATGTTTAACACTATCGTCGAGAACATCCCACAACTCTCCTGATATTTCTAATAGATAATCTTTTCCAGAAAAGAATTTTAATTCATTGCCTGCTCTAATACATCGACCCGCAACTGTTTTTGATATGTTTGGATATACCAGTAAATATTCGACTTCTGCCGGATGAATTTCCATTGATTCATCTTTGATAACTTTTTCAGCGAATTTTTTTAACTCGTCTGATATTTCAAATTCTTTCTTCTCGGAACCTTTTTGTTTTCCCATAACTTCCTCCGTTTGTTAAGTTGGTGGATGATAATTTGCAGATTTTACTGTATATCCGCCTTTTGGTTTTGGTGGTATTTCTTCTTTAACTTCTTCTTTAACTTCTTCTGTTTTTTCATCGTGATAAAATTCATGTTCTTTTTCTTCTTCATCAGTTTTCAATGGTGAATTTATTTCATGTTCAAAATTTTCTACCAATTCATTTACAAATTCTTCAGTGCTATCAATTTTATTTTCTATATCATCATATTCAATTTCTTCTTGTTCAATCCAATCAAGACCAGGCAAATCTTCTGTAATTTTATTATTTAAGTTTTTTTTTACTTCATCTTCTCCTAATGTATTTTCAATGCCGTCTTTTAATTTATTTGTAATCACTTCCATTTCAGTATCATCTATTTTAACAGAGACTTTTCCACTGCCAACTGGCGTTTCTTGTTGAGGTTCTGTTTCGTCTTCCTCATACATACCATGTTCTTTTCTAATTATCATATTCAGTGATACAAACAACAGCACTGCCAATGGGTCAAACACGAATATTAATAAAAATATAAAATATTTCGTGACTGTATCCATATCGGTATCAAATATGCCTGCAATGTATTTCAATGGACCAAGTTCGCCCTGAATGTTCTGTGATTCTAAATCTACTATTTTTAAATCATATACTCCAATAGAATCTTCTACACCAGATATTTGTGTTTCAAGTGCTGCAATTTTAATATCACTTGCTTTAATATCGTCTCTCGTTCTCGTAATTGATTGTCCTCTCGATGTTAAAGAATCTGCTCGTGTTTGATTCGACTGCTTAACTTTAAGTTCAAGTAGTCTATCAGATTGCAGTCTCTCTTTCCTTTCAACAAAAGCATTCTTTTTTGTATTTAAAATAGATGTTTGTTTTTCAACTATTGTATAATCACCTTTTGTTTTTTGGTATGCATCAGATAGATATCCAAATATACCACCTGATGTTATCAGAATAAGTACAGCAAGTGCTACAATAAAATATCCTCGTAATACTCTACTTACAGCATTCCAATATCGAGCAAGAAATGATGCAACAACAATCTTACCGAATTCAAGTACGCCCATCATAAGTGCTACTGTAAGAAAATATCCCGAAAATAGTGTGGCAATACCTGTTACAGAAAATGTTGCTGCCATTGCTGATATAAGCAATGCAGAAACCCCTATAAGTATTTTAAAGGATTTTGTAGATTTTAAATGAAGTGCCATTATTATATATTAATACCGTGTCTAAGAACTGCAAAATCATTATCTTCAAGTGAAACCATATCACTAATATCTTCAACTCTTTTTGTTAATTTTGCTAATTCTCTCTGCAATAAATCTGAGCTGATGTTATTGTTATCAACTAAATTTTTTAACGAAGTTAATTGGTTGGAAACAGAATCCAAATTTGCAATTACTTTATCTTTATATTTCATATTAATATCCTTTAAATTATTAATTAATACATGGAATTTAAATTCCATATTTATATGGATAAATATAGGAATTTTAGAAAATTCAGTCAAAATACAAATAATTGAACAGTTTAAACATAGTTATACGACGCCTGTATAACAGAAATTTAAACTTCCAGTGCATTTTTACACATTTCATTAATTAATTTTTGGCGCCAATTATATAAATTTATTTAATTTTCAATGTCTTTAAGTGTCTCAGTAACTATTTCTGTTATGTCGTTATTTGGTAATTCAGTAAATTTTGCATCCGTGATTTCGTTACATAAAAAATAATGTGTATTATTTTTAATTAGAGCATCACATCTATTTTTTTCTTTTAATATTAAAAGTTGTTGCTCATTATCATCATCAGGATGTCTTTTATAAACTTCTTTAATTTCGTATGATTTTTCATTTGCTTCGATTATATGTAACATAATTTTAAGGTGAAGATTTCACCACTCCATTATTGTGCATAGAAAAATGACGACCATTGGACGCCATTTATTAAAATGTTTTAATAGCTATAAATATAGGAAAAAAAATAACAAATACAATTTTATTATATTTTTTTCAACAATTCTGTTATTACGCCTGTTAGATAGTTTTCATCTTTAGCGCCATGCTCAACTTTAACAACTTGACCTTTTTGGTAAAATAACATTGTTGGTATTGAGTGTACGTTCGAACCTTGTGCTACCCTTGGTTCATCATCTACATTGATTTTAATGATGTCCAATTGCGTTGTAAAGCGTCTGGAGATAGAATTCCAAGTGTCTTCCATTGCTTGACACGGTTTGCACCAAGGTGCCCAAAAATCAACTATAACGAGATGCTTGTCAGATTGGACAACTATCATTTTAAAATCGCTCTCTGTGATGTGTCGTATCATATAAACTCCTTTTTTATATAAAATAATGTCTGTCGTCTGGCGTAAAAATGAATGCATTATTTAAGTAATAAATCGTATCAATGATTAATTAGTTAGTTGACAAAACAACAAATAAGATACGACCAAGCGACAGACACAAATAAATATACATAATTTATAAAATTATGTAATAAACTTTTTGAAATTGTTTTGTCGTATATAAATATAGGAAAAAAACTGATTAATTCAATTTTGTAACAAAAAAAGTTAAAAAAAGTATTTATTTCGTTTTTTGTAGATTTTGAATGGTTTGCCACACGTCATTTAGATATATCATATTTGCTTTAGTCAGAGAACCATTTAATCGTGATTCTGAGTCCTGCAACTTGTTTGATATATCTATTACATGTTTAAGATGTTTTTGTCCATCGGTAATCGTTGTCCGATTTATTGTTAGCGCATCAATGATGAGATTGACTTTAGCTAAATGTTCTTGATTAACTTCAAACGGTACCGCAGGAGGAGGAACTGTGTGAGTCATATCTAAATATCCTTTTTTCTTTTTCTTATCTATTGTTGTATACCAGTCACTCATAGAATAGTCTTGTTCTCCCTGTGGTCCTTTACCAATTTTTCCCCACTTTGCTTTGAAAGTTACTGCGCCTGGATTTCCAGTCATTTCATAAAATTTATTATGATTGTCTGTAGTGTTTTCTAAATAAATGTATCTCATTTTACCGCCTGATATATTTCGTTCATATATGTCATATGTTTTTTTAATAATTCTTTATCTTTAGAACAACACAAAAATTTTATTACTGAGATTTGATTAATATACTGTATCAATTCATCAGTCATAGTTTCTTTAGAAAATATATTATACAGAAGATAATTTATTTTCCGTATTTTATCCGATGTTCTATCATGTAATTTGGAAATAACAATACTGTTATCTATTTTATAACCATCTCTTTCTTTTTGTTTAATTTTCTGTGCGACACCTGCTCCGCCTTTGTAACAGTATAAATTAATATAATCAATAGTATAAACATCGTTACCAAATGCATTTAAATGGTCAGGCTCGCCTTGTATACCATACACTGCAATTATATCCGATTTAAATCCAAACGTAAGATAGAAGTGGCATAATTTCTCACCCTTTGACTTGATGGATATTTTACTATACGAATCTTGTAGAGTAAACTTATTCAGAATATTCTGCATCAATTCGGTTTCTGATATTTTAGTTTTATCCAACAATTTGAGTTTTTAAATTTATTTCTTGTAAAATACTTGATACTTTAAGGCATTTTTCAATCGAGCCCTTGAACACATCAGATTGTCCTTTTGTGTGGATTGTATTTGCATGATAAAAGCCAGTTTCTTCACTACAACCAGTCGCTTTCATAAGTTGACCTACAACCTGATTAAAAGTGTGGTAGTTATCATTAAATAAAACGACCTTTGTGCCGAGACCGTTTCCTGTTCCGTCATCAGTTGATTCTCTAATATCATCCAAAATATCTATGAAATTTTCATTTTCTAATTCTGGTTTTAAGAAATCTGGTAAATCGGGGTTTGACATTTTTTTTCCTTTAGTTTTTTGGTTTATAAAAATATGTAGATGGCATGATTCGAATATGCTACTTCACATGAACGATTCGTTATATTATTTGTGTAATAAACATAACATCTATCATTCTTTGAAATGTGACTGTTTTTATCAGTTAAACTACATCTACATATATAATTTTTCATACTCAAATATAGCAAATTTTAAATAAAATGTCAAGCGGAATATGGATTATATTCCGCTTAAAATTGTGGGATTTTGTGACGTTTTCACATTATTTACGTTTAGTTGTATTTCTTTGACCACTACTTTTCTGTGTATTATTCTGTTTAGTCGTATTCTGTCTTGGCGCCTTATACTGCCTTTTATTAGTATTTGGACTTTTCTGTATATTCTGTTTAGGCGCTTTATTAGTATTTGTGCGCTTCTGAACATCAGTATTTCTCTTTACAGGCGGTGTAGTATATTTTCTCTTTGTATCATTTTTAGTATTTGGTGATGTATCATTTTTAGTATTTGGTGATTTATACGTTTTATTATATTTCTTTTGAATATTTGCATCATCTCTTTTTATATCCTGTCTTTTTATATCCTGCCTTTGTATGTCAGTCTTATTATCTGTATTGAATTTGGGAGATTTATACTCCTGCTTAACACCACTCAATCTTTTAATCTCTTTATTACTGTCTGCCGTCAGATAATTTCTGTTGCCATAATTTCTAATGCCATGGCTATTTCTAACATAATGTCTGTTGTAGTCTCTGTGACCGTAATGGTTGTGATAATGATTATAGTAATATGAATGTGGATGATAATAATGAACTACATACCAATTCGTATACCAAGAATAATGATGGTTGCACCAGTTATTTATACTTACATGATATGACATGCAGTTGAAACAATAATACATTTCATAATAACAATAATCACAATAAAAATCATAATTAATATAAATGCTACTTTGTGTCTGTGCATATGTTTCACCACTTGTCGTTGTTTCGAGTTGTGTGTAACATCCGCTTAAAAAGAATGACATTAAGCCGATGAAAAGAAATTGTATTTTATTCATTTTATATTCTCCTTATATTAATACATATAGGTGGATACAAAAATCGTGACAGAAAATATGTCTATTTTACTCAACATTTTACGTTATAGTGTAAAGTATAGTTTACAGTGGTGTATGTTTTTGTAAACAATGTTTTACATTATCGATACTCGATAGTTATATATTTGGTAGGAACCATTTCAATCAAATAAACACCATTTTCAGAGATTAAAAATTTATATCCATCATGATACATATCTAATGCATTAATTTTTAATATAACTGGATTTCCTCTGCGACTACCAACAGATATTGCAGTTTTTAAATCTTTAGATAAATGTAAATAGTTTCGTGTTTGTTTTTTTAATCCATCTTTCATAATACTATCCACATATTTTTGCACAGTACCATGATATAAAAATCTTGGAGGAATAGTTTCTAAAAAATTTATTTTAATGTGTTCTAACGAATGGCCTTGATTTGCTCGAACTTTAGTTTTATTTTTATTAAATGAATATCTCCGTTTATCATCATTCGCTATGATATCTTCTAATTCCTGTAAAGTGAATCCCGCATTATGAATCAAATCTTTTATATCAGCCCAACCTTCACCATCTAATACAACACTTCCAGCATCTGGATTGTGTCGTAATATTAGAGAGAGATATTTGCTTTTTGTTTTTAAGTCTTTTTTCATTTGTATAATAACTTTAATTTATGGAGCGACTGACGGGAATCGAACCCGTATATCTACCTTGGCAAGGTAGCATAATAGACCGTTATATGACAGTCGCAATGAAACTTTTATTTTGTGTCACTATTTAAATAATAATAAACA